TCGCGGTCGTGGCGAGTGCGCGTGTCTCATCGTGTCCAAACAGGAAGGAGACAATCTTCTTGCCGTCAGCGACGCGCGAGAGCGTGCGACGGAAGGCGCCTGGAGCGATCACCTCAGTGAACGGAAGTCCAGCCGACGGTGCGCCAAAGAGCGCGGCGTAGCCGGTGAAGGTCTTCTGACCGTCTTCGTCTTCTCGAACGGTGAACTCGCCCATCGGAAGAGCGCGCGTCTCAAGTTCTTTCACGTCAAACCTCTCTTCTTCGGTCAGCGGCGCCAAGACGCCATCTGCCCATTCTAGGACGCGATCTGCGCCGTTCTCTGCTGTGGGATCAACGCCCCACAGGTACGCGGCCACCGCGCCTGGTCCTGGGAAGTCTGGGTCGTCTGAGTTGCTGTTGCGTGGTACGCCTTCCCAGTCTCCACGATGTCGCAGAATCCACGCGCGCATCCGCGTCACCTTGTCATCCTCGACTTGTCCAGCGCGCAGCTGCCGCGCCTCTTCAACGGTCTGCTCGGTCAAGCCGTCACCAGCGAACCCGTTGCGCTCGTAGGTCAGACCCTTCTCGGCTGCTTCTTGGATGTATTGCGGCACGTCAATCAGGACGCGCACTTGGTCATCTTCCTCGCCGCCATCGTCAGGCTGCCAGGCGTTGCAGTAGTAGGCGCCGCTTACATAGTCATCCCACTTCTCGCAGTACGCCTTGTCGCCCTCGATCTTTGCTTCGTTGTAGAAGACGCAGTTGCCGCAGGCGCGGCCTTCTGGCACGTCAGGAGAGAGTGCAGGTCGGTAGTTATCAGGCAGGACGCGCGCGGCTGAATACTCGCCGCCTGGCTCAATGCCTTCGCCGAGCGAGACGGCAACCATCTGCGCGAGCGCATCTTCTTTGCTGTCGTGGCAGCCGATGACCTCGCCGTCCTCCTTGACGGTCGCCCAGCCGTTGCAGTCTGGCGACTGGTCGGTGACGAAGTACGGCATTACTCGGTCGGCTCCGTGTCGCCAAGTGTGCCGATGTTCAGCGGCTTCCAGAAGTCTGCGCCACCGTCCACCGGCGCGCGATCTTCAAGCGAGCGCACTTCGTTCACGGACAGGAAGCCGTTGTTCAGCGCCGTCGCGTAGGAGTTGTAGCGTTCCTGCGTCGTCGCGCGGAGGAGTCCGTCTAGCGTGAACTTCAAGAAGGTCTGCTCGGCTCCTGGCACGATGCGCTGGAACGACGCCTCAAGGCGCGCGATCATTGGTCCGAGTCCGAGGCGCAGCCACTCAATGCCGATCAACTCGACCGACGCATACGAGGTGTTGCCGCCTGGGTACTGGAGCATATGGAGTGGCACGCCGTAGATGCGAGCGATGGCTTCCACGCCGTAGTGCATCGTCTCCACGAGCTGCAAGTCGCTGATCTTTGCGCCGAGTTGCAGATAGTCTGCGCCGCCAGTTAGCACGGCCACGCGCCACGCCTTGTCCACGCCACCGTGTCGGCGACCGAAGCCAGTGCGAAGTGCCTCTGCCTGATCCTGCGTCAGTTCGCCTGGAACCTTGATCAAGCCGCCAACGCTTGCGTTGTTCTCGTAGAACTTCGCGCTGAAGATTTGCGTCGCGCTTGCAAGTCCGAGCGTCACCTTGTGATGCTCGATTGGCGACAGTCCGCGATGGTTCTCGCCAGTGGCGAAGAGCGGGATGTGAATGATCTCTGCGGTTGTCAGCGTGATTGCGCCTTCGGTGGTCTCGATGTAGTAGACAGGCTCGCCGAACTCGCCACTCCTGATCTCCACCTTCTGCGGATCAAGGACGCGGGTCTCGATCACATTGTCGGATGAGTCGCGCAAGCAAAGGATGAAGGCGTTGCCGTCTAGCAGGAGTGAGGTCGTCACGCGATGCTTGAACTCAAACGAAGTGAAGTTTGGATTGTTCGGAATCGGCGTGTCCATCCATCGCGGACGCGGACGGTATGGTCGGCGAGTTCCGTCAATGCGGATGTACGTGTCCCACGGAAGTCCGGCGATTGTGTCGGCGTAGAGTTTGACAGCGGCGTAGACCGCGCCAATGCTCGTGGCATTCTCTTGGTTCACTAGCACGCCGGCTGCGCCGCTCTGTGCCTCCTGCGTGACCCACTGGCCGCCGATGAATCGTTCCTCTTGTGGCTGTTGGCGTCCGAGGACGCGATCAAGGATTCCCATTCGTCTCCCTACAACTCAATCCACTTGACCTCAGCCTTCGGCTTCGGCGCTGGTGCGTTGCCTAGTGTACCCGCTCGGCTGTGTGCCATCAACGCAGCGACCAGAAGGTCAATGCGCTTCAGGCTGGTCTTGGATTCTTTCTTCACCATCAAGCCGTTGCGTGAATAGTACGGCGTGGCATTGCCTGCGTGTCGTGCCAGACTCGGATCGCCGTCGTGCTTCACTCTGCCGTTGACGACGGCATCGTAGAACGCAGCTGTGGCTGGCACCATCCGCGAAGGCGTCTGAGGGAACTCGACCACAGGCAAGCCCATCTGTTGCCACGCCTCCATTGACCGCTGCCACCTGAAGGGGTCGCAGACGATCTCTCGGACGTTGTGCATTTTGCAGATGTCGAGCATCTTGGCTTCCACCTCTTCCACCGGCACTCGCCAGGCGAGTTCGGCGTCTAGCGGTCGCTCCCAGTGTCCGAGGACGAAGAATGCCTTGTCTGCCACGCGGCACGCGACGATGGCTGTGGAGTCGTTGCTGAACGAGCCGTCAAAGCCGAGCACAATCTCGTCCTCCTTGTTGAGCGCGATCTGGTCATCCTTGCAGGCGTCCCACGTGCCAGTCGGCAGGAACGCGGTCGCACTGCTCACCCATTGGTTGAGGCGCTTCGTCCTAAACTCTGCCTCTGGCGTGCGCTTCTTGGCTGAGAGCAGGTCATCAAGCGACAGGATCGCAGGCTCGCTGAGCAGACCAGGGTTCGCCTCGCTCCACTTCGTCTCGTCAAGGTAGGCGTCGTCAGCGGCTTCCCACCACGCCATCCCAAGCGTCGGGTCGTCGTTCTCTCCAGAGATGCGACGCCGCGCCAACTGGTAGAGCGTGTAGGCGATGGAGTCCGAGCCGGTGGAGTCAGTGCGCGGTCCTGCGGTCGTGATCGCCACGAAGAGCGGCGAGCGTCGTGCGCCCATTGAGAGCGAGAGGACGTCAAAGAGTTCACGAGACGGCCACGCCGCCAACTCGTCGGCGATGACCAGCGAGGCGCTCAAGCCTTCCTTCGTGAAAGCCTCCGAAGACAACGCCTTGTAGATCGTTCCAGTTCCCTTGAACTCCATCGCGTCGCGGTAGACCTTGATCTGGGCGCCCAGTTCTGGACTCATCTCAACGGCTCGGCGTGCGTGGCTCATCACGAGCTTCGCCTGATCGCGGTCGGCTGCGGCTGAGTAGATTTCCCCGCCTCGGTCGCCATAGAGTCCGAAGAAGAGTGGGAGGGTAGAGGCGAGCGCAGTCTTGCCGTTCTTGCGCGCGATGCCAGTCAGGAAGAAGCGGTGCGTGAAGGTCTGGTCTTCCTTGCGTGCGAGCATCCTGCGAAGCAAGCGTCTCTGCCAGACCCTGAACTGGAGCGGCTCGCCAGAGGCGCCAGCGATTGAGTCTTTGGCGATGGGTACGAGGTCCTCGGCGAAGTCGGCAACGATGTCGCCCAGGCTGCGGCTGAGGTCAGCCGGTGCGACAGGGGTCAGCCAGCGCGGTGGCCAGCCTTCTGTTGCATCCGATCGCGGTACTTGTCGATCTTGCTTTGACTCTCCACCATTGCGATCCCTAGCTTGGCTCGGTCGGCTGGAGTCAGTCCGAGGTGATTCATCCACTTGCGAATACTCTCCTCTGCGCTTGTCCTCATCCCCGCCGCTGGGTGAGCGTAAGCATAGCCCTTGTCCGTGTAGAGGACTGGACCATCGGTTGAGAGGCGAGCCTCCAGACCTGCAAGGAACTCGATGTCCTTGACCAGCATCGTCAGCGCGTCTCGGTCGCTGACCGCGATCCAGGCGCCTGCGTATTCCACGATGCGGTGCCAAGCCTCGGTTGCGATCGGTCCCAAACCGTCAGGAACGCCCAGTTCGGACGCACGCGGAAGACTATTTGTGAGCTGCACAACGACGGCCCGACTCGGCTTCAACGTGCCGCGCTTGGCTTTGATTTCGTTTGGAGTCTTGGGTGGTCCTGACATAAAGCCCCCCTAGCCTAACCTGCCTGCGCCTGCGCAGCACTCGGCGCTGGATAGACGCCCACGATCAACATCTAGATTCAAAAGGGGGCTGGTCACGAGGCGTTCTTGAAAGAGTTGCAGAGCGCGTGAGCAAGTTGAACATTGTCCCAGGTGTGAGTGCCAGCCTTAGCAAGCGGGATGATGTGGTCTACGGTTGGCGCATAGGGCAGCGCGGTCTTCCCATCCCAACCAACCCACACCTCAGGCGGCTGGGTCTTATTGTTGCAGAGCTGGCAGGTGCCGTTGAAGATCCTGTGCAGCTCCTGATGGCAAATGCCTTCATCTCTCCTTAGCGCACCCGCGATCCTTGCCCTGCGCGTTGCCTTTGTTGCTGATCTCACCTTCGCGTGGCAAGCATCACACACACCACCTTGATCAAAGCGATTGAACTCCCTGTTGCAGTTGAGGCACGCGCGAGGCAAGAGCCACTTGATTCTTGTTCTTAGCTGCTTCAGGAGTAGTTCGCGCTTGTCTCCGTGACGCTTGCATCTTCCTTGTTTCAAGTTAGTCCCGCAATCAAGGCATCCTCTACGGACTGCCATAGCCGCACCGCTGGTCACTAGCGGAGGCCACGCTGCGCGATTGCGCACCATTAGAATCGGATCTTGCGCTGAAGTTATTGGTCGGCACTTTGTTCCGCAATACCGCAACTCGCCATCGTGCCTTCGCGTGCGGTACTGAACGACTGGCTTGCCGCAGTTCAGGCACGGCTCGGTTGGTAAATGCGGCTTGTTTGCAAGCAGCCACTCGTTGGTCTGCGGCTCACGTTTCATCCTGCCGCAGCCTTTCTTGCAGTCAGTCTGCCGAGGATCGGTCGGCGTGAACTCCTGTCCACATCCTCTGCATAGAGTTGGAGCCAGCGGGTACGGATACGCCATTGCTACTTGCCCTTCTTAGCCCTGCGCTGTGCGCGGTTCGGCTGGTCAGCCGGTCGGCGCTTGCGCGCAGTCATCAACTCGATGAGCGGCTTCCAGTCCTGCTGATAGACCTTCGCCTGGTCGTAGCGTTCCATCGCAGCGGAGACCGCCCCCCTGTCTACCCGCCCACCCTTCGTCTCTTCGTAGACTTCTTGCAGCGCAGTGGCAATAGCAGGCACGTTAGGGATTCCGAAGAAGGAGACTTGATACTCGTCCCACACGCGCTGGACTGGCACGGTCTTGCTGTGCGGCCCGATCAACTCAGCCTGCGCGCTGAAGTCAGAGACGATCACCGGTGTGCCGCAGGCTTGGCTCTCCACCGCAGGGATGCCGAAGCCTTCTCCCATCGAGGTGAGCAGCTGCACGTCAGCGGCTGAATACATCTGCGCGATGGAGTCCTGCGGGATGCCGTTGCGGAAGTGGACTGGGTGTGGATAACGCACACGCTGCGGGTCAATCCCAACTGCGCCGATCAAGCGCGGGATGTTCACGCCTTCGCTGTGTCCGTTCGGCTCCGTGTGAATCATCCAATAGACGTCAGGTCGGTCGCGCATAAAGGTTGCCATTGCGTCAGCCATCTCACCGAACGCCTTGCGGACTGGGATGCGCCCACGGTTGGCTGCGTTGGTCACGACGAGGAAGGCGTCCTCTGGGATTCCCATTGCCTCTCGTGCGCCCTTGCCTCGGTCGGTGAAGATCGTTCGGTCAATGGCGTGCGGAATGTAGGTCAGTTCGGCTCGCGGGATGCCAGCCTTCAGGAGTCTGTCCTCACCGAAGCGACTCATTGCGATGACGTGATGCTTCCCTTCCAATGCGAACTTGGCAACGCCAGGTGGCACTGGGTCGTGGTCAATGGGTGTCCAGCAGGCGAGGTTCAACTCCTTGAATGCCTCAATGCCGTTCAGCGGCCAGAGGTCAAAGAGGATCACGCCGAAGCCTGGCTGGTCGCCGACCCACGCTCTGATGTTCTCAGGCGCTGCGTCAAGCGAGTAGCGGATCAAGCCTTCAGGGAAGATCGGATGACCGTGCGCGCAGTTCATCATCACGGCAGCGCCGTGGTTCGCGCTGATTGCAACCTCGTGTCCGTCTGCGACCATTTGGTGAACGACCTGCGCGGTCTGCATCCCATAGCCCGAAGGGATGTGGCAGGCGTTGGAGTACCACGCGATGCGGCTCATTGTCCTCTCCTCTGCTCCTACTTGTGCTTGGTCAAGCGACCGTGGCACGTTCTGCATAGTACCCGAAGCCTGTGCTCTGGCGCTAGTAGCGGACCGCCCTTGCTGATCGGGTCAAGGTGGTCCACCGTCAGGTCGCGGGTTGTGCCGCACACCTCACACCAGCCGCGCTTGCTCCTGATCTGGCTGCTGAGTTTCTTCCACGCTGGGTCAAGGTATGGGTTGGGTCTGCCTTCCTTCCACCGGCTCTGCGCCGCAGCTCGATGCGTCTGGCATCGGTTGCCGACCATCGTCAGCACGCCGCAGTCCAAGCAGGGTCGCTGGAAGGTCACGCCTTCGGGAACTCAGGCAGCGGCAGCGATGGAGCGATGACCTTCGCCAAGTGATCCACCACGCGCTCAGTCGCATCCTCGTAGAGCGGTTCATAGATCGCCCACGCAACCTTGCCGAAGGCTTCCTCCATTGCCTCAACGGTCTGATCGAGTCGGGCCGTCACGACGTGAAGCATCTCGTGGGTCAGCACCTCGCGCTGGAGTTCTGGCGTCTGCTTCCAGAAGTCGTGGCTGACGCGCAGTTCGGCAGTCTCCGCTTGTGCGTGCGGGTTGATGTCAGCCCACGCCTCTACGTCTGACGCATCACGAGCCACGGTGATCTTCCAGTAGGAGACGTTCATCGCAACCTGCAACTCAGCGACGTAGCCTTCCAGCGCGTCGTACTTGTCTGGCATTGGTTGCTTGGCTGCCACGTGTCCTCCAGTCCTCAAGTTGGTCGCCTGCCGATGGGAGGACTCCACCGGCAGGCTTGAGCCGCGCAAGCGCGGCGTCCGCCTATCTTACGGCTTGCGCCACACGGTCACATAGGAGTCTTGAATCGGCTCAACGCCGAGGCTGCTCAGCCACGCCTTCACGAAGCGGTCTTTGCCGTTGCCGTTGATCTTGCAGTCATCCACAGCAATGAGGCAACCAGACGCCAGCCGTGGGTAGATGCTGGTCAGTTCGGCGAGGTGATGGGTTGGCGACTCAATGCCTGGGGTCACGTCATACGAATCCAGATACAGGAAGTCCAACTGCTCAGGGTTCTGAAGCTGCCGCAGCCCTTGCACGGAGTCAATGCACTGCACGTCTGCAAGTGGCGCGACGCTCTTGGCGTATGCCACGGCGCCTGGGTTGATGTCAAAGGAGATCAGGCTGCCGCCGGTGCGCTCGATGATCCAGTTCCACACCTGCGTGCTTTGCCCATCGCCGTTCCAGTTATCCGCCTGACGAGCGCAGCCAGTCTCTGCGATGTGGACTGGCTCTTGCTTGGCGAGCAGGTAGTAGGCGATCACCTTGAAGGCTGGCCAGCGGCGATCCTCGCCCAACTTGCTCCTGAACTCTCGGTCAAAGTCGCCGAGGCTCACTCGCTGATCTTGTAGGAGTTGGTGCGGCACGTCACGCGAAAAACCATTCCGTTCACCTCTTTGATCTGCGCGTCAATGGCGCCGATCAGACCGCACGCCTTGCAGACTGCCACCACGTCATCAGCCATCGCCTTCACGTCAAAGTTGTTCGGATGCTTGGCGCGTGCCTCTTGCTCGTCCAGTCCGTCCTCAACCATTGCGATCTGTCCGTAGGTGATGTTGTTGCGCTCCCAGCCGAGAACGTGTCCCAGCAGGTCTTGGCTCAGGATGCTGCTGCTCCGCATTGCTTGGTCAATCCACGTCAGCCTTCCCTCGACTGTCTTCTCGCGGCTGATCGCCGGTCGCGGCGTCTTCTTGGCTTTATTCTCTTGCACCGTTCGGATGCGATACAGGTCCACGGTGCGCCAGCCGTCCTCTGCCACCTCGCCGAACAGGTTGATGAATCGCTGCTCAACGTCCTCTGGGACGCGGCGCTCTTCAGCGACGTAGGCGTAGCAGCTGCGGCGGCTGATCTTCAGCGCCTCGGCGAGTGCCTCAATGCGGCCGCGCGTGGATTTGTGCGGGAAGGCGTGCTTGGCGACAATTCTCATCCAGTCGCCACGGATGCTGCGAACAGTGAACACTTGCCCTCCCTCTCCTGCTACGGCAGGACTGTGACTCTAACCCTTTGCACTCCAATGTTCAAGTCAACGCCCAGCGCAGTGAACGCGGCAGGGCTTAGGTCCACCAGTTTCTCGTTGTTTTTCTGTCCTCTGCATTGGCACCAGTCCACCACCCACGCCACAATTGCCTTGCCGTTCTTTAGGTTCTCCACAATGATTCGGTACGGCTTCTTGCCCCATCGGAAGTTCTTGATCTTGCGAAGGGCTGGACCAGCCGCTGCGTAGAAGAGCGTCGGCTTGTCGCCCTGCGTGTACCAGGCGTTGTTCTTGGTCGCGTCGTACCACGTCGCCTTGCCCTTCACGGACTCCACCGGCGCAGCTGACTCAACGACCTGCGTTGGCTCTGGCTTGAAGGAATCCCGCAGCGGTGCCTCTGGCGCGCTTGGGAAGGCGAAGATGACGGCAGCGGTGATTGTCAGTGTGATCGCCGAAAGCCAGACGCTCCGACTCCTGATCACTCAGGCGGCTCCGCTGCAACGAACCAATCGCAGAAGTCGTCAAGGTCAAGGATGATGACGGCGCGACGGCGACCGCCGCCAACGCCAGGGCTGTCGCCAATCACCAAGCCACGCAACTGGTCGCTCTTGACCGGCACGGTCTGCAACCAGTCCCACTGGCGCTCGCTGAAGCTGCCGCCCACCTTGCACTGCACGGCGAGCCAATCGTTCGCAACGTCTTGCTTGCCACCAAACTGACCGACGCGCTGACCGAGCAGGCGCTTGGCAACCTCGCGCTCGAATGCGTTGCCACGAGCGCGGCTGTTCTTCCCCTTGCGGCTCTTGGCAGGGTCAATCATCTTCTTGGTCGCTTCGTCCTTGAAGTAGCCCATCAGATCAGCCTCGCCAAGACCGCCGAGCCGCCGTCGCTCAGCGTGAAGCGTGCGACGTCAATCTCCATCACGCCGTGCTTGATCAGGTCGGCGTTGGTCTTGCGGTTGCCGATGCCTTCGTACAAGAAGAACCAGCCCTCTGGAGCGATGGCATCGGCGTAGCGCATTGAGAGGTTGCACCAGACGCGGCCAGAGAAGCCAGGCTCCTCGCACCACGCATCGGCGCCGTCTTGAACCGCAATCACCTTGTCGTCAAGGAATGGAGCGGCTCGCTCGATGCGGGTCATTTCACGCAGGCTCGGTGATACCAGGCGAAGCGGCTGCTGCGCTTGTTGGCGACGAAGGTGATCACCTTGACTCGCCACGACTCTTTGAGCGTATTCAGGTCACCGCTGCACGCGCCGCAGCTCGTCGCTGCGAACACAGGCTCCTTGCGAGGTCCGCCTCGCTGCGCCTTCACCCCTGCCATAGCACGCTCCTTGTGATCCAGATGATCGTGGCGAACGCCAAGATGATGAAGATGGTACCCGCTGCCGCGCCGCCACGCTTAGCCGCCACCGGCAGGGTCATTGCGACGATGATGGCAAAGAAGAGTTGCAGTCCTGCGATCACAAGACCGACTGCATCCCACACGTCAGTGACCGACGCCGTTGAGCGTTGAGACCAGCCGAGCGACCATCTTCTCAATGGCCTCCTGAGCCGTCTCGCCAGTTGCGGTGATCTCGCCGTCCTCGTCATCAAGGATCACCGTCCACACGCCCTCGATTTGTACGCAGTCTTGAACCCTGTAGCCCACTTGCGCTGCAAGAATCTCTAGCTCTCTCATTCGCCCTCCATCTTGTCGGTGATGACGCGATAGGCGTCTTCAGGCGACAGGCTTGTCGTGTCCACCGTAAGGTCTGCCCTGCTGTCTGTCCAGCCCCTTTCCGTAATGTCAGCGGCTCCGTATAGGTTGCCGCCCACCCTCTCGCGCCTGACCTCCTCCGAGGCTGTCAGCCGAACGATGAAGATGTCTGGGTCAATGGCTCGCAGGTACTGCACCTCGGCATCCAGCCGCACGTCATCCACCACGACGCCGAAGCCGATCCGCTTCAGCTCGAAGTAGTCCTTGCGCCAGACCCGCAGCCAGAAGTGCGTATCCACACCTCGCATCGCCGCACCAATGTCTTGCAGCAGTTCCCTGCCGGTCAAGGTGCTGTCGCCGAAGTTTCGGCTCACGGTGACCATCTCGCTCTTGCCGAGGTCGTTGTACGCCATCGCAGCGATGTGCTTGATGGCGTCCGCAATGCCGTGCCGACGGTACTCACGATGCTCCACGAAGAGCGACGCGATGGTGGACTTGCCGCTGCCCTGCGGCCCAAGAATCGCCAGCGACCTCACGGCAGTTGGATCGCATCGGCGATCGGCAGGAAGCCGACCACCTTGACGATCCGCTCCGTGTTCTCAAACTCTGTGGTCTTTGGCATCAGGCGCTGCTCCCAGTGTGGCTCCCGCACTCGATACAAGTCCCAGGCGAAGATGCCCTCAGGCGTGCTGTTGATGTATGCCGGACGCGCTGACCGCTTCCCAGCCTCCTCAATGAGCCAGTCGTACTTCGCCTGCTCAATGAGCAGCTCTGGGTAGTGGGTCTCTCGGCACTTCAGTTCAAGAATGAAGTCCACTCTGCCCAAGCCGACTGGATACCACGAAGTGCAGTCCCAGTGGCTGAAGCCGTATTCCATCCGCTCAAGGTTTGGCACACTCGTTGCCTTCAGATGCTCTAGCAGTTTCTGCTCCGTCATCGTCGTCCTCCCTTCGCAATAATCTCGCCAATACTCATCACGCCGTTAGTAAGAGTCTTCTCTCTCTCTTCTCTCTCTCTACTCTTCTCTCTCTCTAGCGCGTGACCAAACCGTGACTCAAGCCCTTTTCCCGCACGACTGCGTTGCTGACGTTGAGCCGACGTCGCGTCCACTTGCCATCGAGACCAGTTCGAGACGGCCACGACACCAGCCTGAGACACCTCTAGCAGCCCCTCGGCAACGAGTCGAGGCACTGCCCGATTGAGTCGCGGTCCGATGACTGCGGCAAGGTGTTGCCGGTCGCGGAACTCGCCACCCTTCCGCATCTCCTTTGCGATCTCCAGAATCGTGACGAACGCACGGAACTGCGTGTCGGTGAGACTGGCGATGATTGCGTCCTTGTGCGCTCCTGCTGACCACTTGATCCAAAGGTTCATTTCAGTCCTCCTCCTTCTCTGCCGCTTAGAACGGCAAGTCTTCTAGGTTCTGCGTGTCTTCTGGCACGAGCTTCGGCTTCGCCGGTGCGGGCGCCTGCGACGCGATGAACTTTTGGCTCGGCTTGTCCTTGCAGTAGGCACCGTCTGGGGTCTTGTGAGACGCAGCCCAGAATGCGTTGTACGGCTTGCCGCTCGCCTTGCTGATGCCGCCTGGCTTCAGCGTCCACAGTTCTCCGTGGCTGCACGTCTCGTCGCCGACGTTCTCGGCAAAGAGCATTGCTGCCTTCGCAGCGAGGATTGCGTCATCCGTCGCTGGGTCAGACCCCCTCGTAGAATCAACGGAGAGGGGTGTAGGAGCCACGGAGAGGCGCGGAACCCTCGCAAGTGGTACTGGGACACCCTTCTCAGGCGAATAGAGGCTCCTGCCCACTCCTAGCTGCGCGGCGCACCTGCGGAGCGCATCACTGGCCGCTGACTTCAACGGCTCATCATCCTGCGCGCTGTTCGGGTAGCCGAAGTCCTGTCGGATGGTGGTCTTCCCACCGATCACGACGGCGAGCGATCCGTGAACGACGTTGCGAGCGCCGTCTGCGACCTTCACCTCGAACTGCCAACCCTCAATGCCGAGAACGTCATCCAGCCGCTGCGCGACTGCTCGCGCATCTGCGTAGGTGAACGTCATCCCTGCTCGCCCTGGGCGATGCTTCAAGTCCTTCTCCTCGAATGGAGCGAGCAGTGCTGCTGCGATGTCCTTGCTCATAGTCCCTCCTCTGTTCTAAACCTGAACACTCGTGCGCCTGCTTTCTCTTGGGTGAGGCGCTTGACCGCTTCGGCGTAGGTGTCTGGCGCGACTGCTTGCAGAATCTCTGCAACTTTCTCCCAATCGGTCCGAACCGACGCCTTGTTCGCTTTCCAGGTGGCTGACCACCCTTGACCAACGATGCCGACCTTCTCGCCGATTGACTCCTTGAGTCCGATGGCGAGGTTCTGGAGTTCTTGGTCCAGCAACTTTGACTCGTACTGCTTCTCAGCGTAAAGCCCAGCCAGCCGGTCCAGCGAGGTGTCAGCCTGCGCGTATTCCTCGCTGGTCTGCGGTACGACCTGCGCCAGCGCGTCGCTGTCCTCGCCCCAGAGCGGTGGTGCCGTGTCTGTTGCGAGTAGGTTGCGGAACTCCACCGCCTTCGCGTAGAGCTGCGTCTGATAGTTCACGTCAGCCTCAACCCGCTCGATGCGGAAGACCAGACCACCGAGTAGGACTGCTACGTCGCACCACGGTGCGCCGGTGACGAACATCTGCCACTGCACCTGAGCCACCACCTCTGGCGGCACTGGGTGCAGACTCCAGCGCGGTGAGGTGCTGGTCTTGATTTCCACCAAGCCCTCCTCGCCGACGATGGTGCGGTCCAGCGATGCCATCGCCCACGGAATCTCCTTGAGCCGGACAATGCCGTTGCTGCGGCGCAGCTCGCGGCCAGTCTCCATCTCGTAGAACTCTGCGACCGCGTTCTCCAGCAGGATGCCGCGCACTGCTGCTGGTCCCACTGGGTCCGGCTGATACTTCCCTAGCTTCTCCGCCCAAAGCTGGAAGGGAGTTTTGTACGGATTCAGCCCTGCGATGACCGACACGTCGGTCGCCGTGATGCCGTCCTTCCTAAGAGCGTGCCAGCCCTCGGACCTTTGCTCTGCCTTGACGAACTCGTATTGCTTGCTCACTTGCCCTCCTTCTTTCTGTCCTTCTTTGCGAAGCCTTCGCCCTTGTAAACCACCGCCGCCGGTGAATAGATCATCCGCATCCAGCGGCCGCACTTCTCGCAGCGCGGGTTGTAGACGTTCTGAATCGAGTGCGTGTGCTCTTCCCGATGTCCGCAGTCGCCGCAGCGGTACTCGTAGGTCGGCATCAGCCGATCAGCGCCGCTACGAAGATGAGTCCAGCGAACGCGAAGCAGAGCTGCGAGATGAATCGCATCAACTCGACGCGCCTTTTCTGCTCGTCCAGAATCTCGGTGCGGATTGCCACTCGCTTGTAGACCAGTGGCTGCGTCTTTCGGTCGAGCCTCATCGCATTGACCCCAGCGCCAAGAGCAGCACCATTGCTGCAACGAACGATACGACTGCGAGTGTGTCCAAGATCATTGTCTTCACTTTGCTGCCTCCTTCAACTGGTCAAGGGTGACTTCGCCGGCAGAGATGCGAGCGATCTCGCTCCACGCGATTGGCGCGTGTTCTGCAACTGGCTTCTCGTTGCGCTTCGGACGAACGCCCAGCTCAAAGATGAGCGATGGAAGTTCGGTCGAGGTAGGGTCGCCGACTACGAAGACGGCGTGACCCTTGCGCTCGCTGCGGCTGACCCAGCCGTGTGTCGCGCTCATCAGCGCACCCCCATCATCAGGCTATTGATTGCATCGGCGCTGTTCTTGTCGCCATACTTGGCGAGCCAGTACGAGCCGCGCACCGCAGCTGCGGCAAGGTCGTAATGCGAGCGCGCGCGCTTCGCAGCAGTCTTGGTGGCGAGAGCCACACTTGCCTGCTCGACATTGACCGGCTCCATAAGTGCGCCGTCGCAGATGTTTGCAATGATTTCTGCAATCTGCTTGACCGTCCCCTGTGCATTGTGTGCCTTGCTCATCGTTTCCTCCTCATCAGGATCAGCCGAGTGGCTGGTTCCTCCCTGATGTCACAATCCTAGAGCGTGACGTCACGGCTTGTCAAGACCCTATTTTGAGCACGATTTGGAGGGGTAGCCTCCCAGACTGGAGGAGGTCAGTCTGGGAGGTCGCTGGCTGGGCCAGCGTAGTCATCGTCCTCATCGAGCAGCTCTAGAACCACCTCTATGCACGCCCGGCAGATAGCGTAGGACAGGAGCGCAGAATAGCCGACCGTGAGGCTCACCTCTTGTTCGGCAAACTTCCACACTCTGCGAGTCTCGCCGCACGGCGAGCAGGTCCCGATGTCCTCTGGCTTGGGAGCCGGAGGACCACTCAGGAACGGCACTAGCGCAGGCGAATCAGGTACTCGGCTGAGACCTCTCCATCGCCGTCAAAGAACATTAGCCACTGCCCTGGCTCGCCAGACGCGCCGACGACCTCCTGAGCGAAGCGGTTGCTGGACTCAAGGCTCGGCGAGCACCACGTCGTGATCTTGCCGTCGGCAAGGACGAGTCGCGCAGGCTGGTGCCAGTGTCCGAACCAGAGATAGTCGAATGGAGCAACGGACAAGCGCCAGCCGCTCGCCTTCTTTGCAACGCCGTACCACGGCATCCCAAGTCCACCTCTGAACTGGTCGCCGTGGACGATCATCCCGATCTTGCCGCCTGGCAGTTCCAACGTGTCGTACCAGTGCCGACCGCCAACGGTGAGGCTCTCCTTCCAGCTCACGCGCTTCTCGCTCTGCACGAGTGAGCGCGCGATGTTGTAGAGAATCGCATCGCTGTTGCTTTCTGGCGAGTGATCTGAGTAGCGACCCAAGCGTCCGTGATTGCCGATTGCGCCGTAAACCTCCACTTGCGGGAAGAGTGCGGCCATCGCCCTGACGAACTGCGCCAGCATCTCCGCGCCTCGGAAGATTTGGACGTACAGACCGCCCGCCTCAACCTCGTAGGCTTGTCCTGGGAAGATGTTGCCGTCTGACTCCACGAGGTCGCCAGTGAGCAGAATCTTCACCGTGTCCACTGGGTGATCCTTGCGCTGAATCTCTACGACGCGCTGCACCTTCTCGGCGAGTAGCTGCAGCCGCTTGGCTGCGGTGTCAATGTCGTAGTCCACGCTCTTCTTGCCGAGTTGCCAGTCGCTTAGTTGCACAACGGCAACCTCGCGCTTGCCCTTGCGCTTGTCTGGCTTTGGTGCAGGCACCGCTGGAATCTTCATCCCGACCGCCGCATCCTTTGCCGCGCGGTAGACCGCCTCCACGAGTTCTTCGGTCTGCTGATCCTTCTTGGCGAGTGCGCGCAACGCACGCCGGTGCGCCGACTTCAGTTCGTTGAGTTCGTCCTCACGCTGAAACTCGATCAGGTCTTCTGGCATTTGCAGTCCCCTCTCCTGTGTCGCTGGATGTTCTGCTGCGCCCAGTGCTGGTTGCGAATCTCGCACCACTTCTGGATTGCCTTCGCCGTGATCTTCGCGGCTGCGAGCGCCTTGTCCAGCGATTGCCGGTCAGCGTCGCTTATGTCAAGCAACTGATAGCCGCAGAGTGGCCCTTTGTAGCCGCCCTGAAGCGTCAGAAACTCGTCTAGCTCCTCCATTTCAACCTCCTACTTTCGGCGCAATTACACGCCGATTGTCAGAGCCTAGATGTCGTATTGCTTTTCCGCAAGAGCCTTTTCTTCAGCGGACCTTTCCTTGATCCCGAACTGCGTGTTCTTTGGGTCAAGGAACTTGATCAGCACCTGAAGCCCTGAAGCCAGCCCTGCGGACAGCACTGTGCGGAAGTCGCCGCCAGAGATGTCGAGGAGCGGGATGCCCAAGCCGAGTGCGACCGAGATGGAGACCGTGATGAAGGTTCGGAAGAACTCAATCAACGCCTCGTCCACGCCTGTGTTTTCAATGATCCAACGGATGCCTGCCTTGATGTCGCTATACATTCTGACTCCTTACTTCCACTCAACGATGACGACGTGCTTGTGAGGCGCGCCGCCAGTCTGCTTCTTTTTGCTCGCAGCAATCTGCTTGAGCTGCTCTTCGGTCACGACGACCCCGAACTTCTCCTTGCGCTTGCCTGACCGCGTGGGACACGCCCACTGCCAGCCGTCAACGGCATCCCAGCCGGCTGCGGTGACGTGACCGTAGCCGAGAGCGATGTGCTTGCGATCTTTCTTTGCCCAGTATGCCTGCCAGCGCTTGTGCCACTCGCTGATCTCCACGGCTGGGTAGTCCACCGCCTGCTGCACCCAGACGATCAGCCCAGCACCTCGGTGCGCGGAGATCAGGACGTCATCCCACGACTTGGCGTAGCGCGCCTTCGCGCCCATCTGCTTTGCCGTCTTGATGAGGTCAGCGAGGGATGAGCCGTTGTCCGACACGCCCTCCTTCTCCACAAACCCAGTTGCCCTTGCCTTTGCCTTGATGCCGTCACCAGCCGTCGGGTCAACCGCGTACTTGGACGCCCACGCGACAGCGGCAGCGGTGCTGGACGGACCGCAGTCGTCTAGGATGCCGCCCTTCTCAACGTGATCGAGCTGCGACTTGACCTTGAACTTCATTCGCCGATCTCCTCTTTGATGTGCGCTGCTAGTGCGAGTCCAGCCTTCTGGAAGTCAAGTGCGGCGCTGATCGGATGGCCGCACGTGCAGCCTTCCGAGTAGTCGTTGCCATTGTCGCCACGCTTCCAGAGCGTGCCGCCGAACGCACTGTTGTCTTCGGATGGGACGAGCGCCACCCACTCGCCAGGCGCGGTGTCAATCCGCGTCCAGCCCTGCTCCTTGAGTTCCTTGATGTGATCTTCGGTTGTCATTCTTTCCACCTCAAGAATCCTGTCGCCACCCAGATGATTGTCATAAGCGCAAAGAGCGTTGACATTGTGCTTTGCGTCTGACCCTCTGGCAGTACGACCACTGCGAAGAGCAAACCGAGGATCGTCCACGAGCCTCCGACTAAATCGTTGATGATGTTCCTAAGCACGGCGACCACCCTTTCGGCTTGGCGTATTTCCATTACCTCCTGCTGGTCCGCCGCCCCCAATGTTAGCAGTCGCTCGTGCGGCATTCGCAGCTGCGGCAGCCACACTTGCAACTTGGCTGGCAATGATTGCGACGGCAACCGGCTGCGCCTCTTTCTTCTCAATCGGATCGAGGTCCTTGCCGAGTTCGGTGATGGCAGCGATGTTGGCGAACACTTCGCCGACTGCCTCAACCGCCGCGCCTACAACTGGCAGATCGGGTTCGGGTTCAGGAGTAGGTACAGGAGTGGGATCAGGAGATACGGAAGGAGATGGCGCAACCTCCGTTGGTTCTGGCGTCGGCTCTGGTGTTGGCTCTGGGGTTGGCTCTGGTGTTGGTGCATTTGTCACCTCAGGACTTGGCTCCTCCGTTGGTGTTGGGGTTGGTTCGGGTGTGGGTTCTGGGGTTGGCTGCGGCGTGGGCTCAGGCGTCGGCGTCGGCTCTACAGAAGGCTCTGGCGTTGGGGTAGGAGCGACGCTAGGGCTCGGTGCTGGGGTTTCTTGGGTCTGGGTAGGCGTTGGCTCTGGAGTCGGTTCTGGCGTTGGCTCCACAGACGGCGATGGTGACGGCGCGATGTAGTTCGGATCGGTGACCGTCAGGAAGCCTGCGCCGCAGCACGAGTCGGTCGCGTTGATCGCCCAGCCGTAGATGTCTCCTGCCTGCACCTCGATCTGGATAGAGCCGTTCACGCTGTTGCCGCCGTTTGACGGCACGATGAGTGTCTCTACGCCGTTGAGCAGGAAGAGTGGACGATCAAAGAATGGCGAGTCGGTGGTGGTGTAGTGCCAGAGCGCCGAGTAGGTGAAGTCAGAATCAGCGACGGCCGTGTAGGACGCGGTGTTGCTTTGACCTCCTGGCGAGTTCGGACCCTGAAGCGTCCAGCCGTTCTCAACGAAGGTGATGCCTCCGTCGCTCGTCGTGTTGAACGTCCACCCACTCGTGCCGAGCACCGGCACGACCCACGCGCAGGTGATGACCAGCCCAAAGAGCACGCCAGAGAGTCGGCTCACTTGGAGAGCAGCGATGCGAGTAGTGGCACCAGCACGCTGAATAGCAGCGCGGCGATGACCACCAGACCTCCCTTGATTCTGTCCACGTCAGATCGCACCTCGTCTAGCTTGCGAGAGTGCGCGTCCATCCGCTCGATCAGATTGTCAATCTGGCGTGGCGTCATTCGTCTACCGGCACGATGTCGGTGACAGGCTTTGAGCAGGTTCCGCACACAACACGGAAGATGCCGTCCGCGTTGACTGCCGCGTTGATTCTGTGGGTGACGTTCTCATTGACGCAGCCTTCTGTCCTGCACGTCGTATCCATTAGCACGGTGCCCAACTCTTGTTCTTCCATACTACCTCCCTGTTGCATACCACCACACGCCTGTGGCAGTGGTGTTCGTTCTGAAGATGTTTACCGTGAATCCAGTCAAGTTTGATCCGCTAAATGTTGGTGCTGAAGCGGTGCAAGTTCTGAGGGCTGCGGCGGCAGAGATCGCCGTCACGAGGATTGACACATTGTCGGCGGTTGGCGTTCCTGCGGATGTCTTCACGCTCAAGCCGGTGACGTTTGCGCTACTCACAACGTTTGCAGTCACTGGGTCAATTGTAGCCGCGCCGCTGGCGATGTTCCCTGCGGTCATTATGCCAGTGATTGCAGCGGTGCTGAGAGCCTCAAATGTCCCAGTGACTCTGCTTGCTCCACGAAGTGTGATGAGGGTCGGATCGATTTGAATATGATTGTCCGTCGTTGCAAGATCGCCAAATGTCCAGTCGGTAGGAATACTGAAAGAGATTATGAGTTTGTTGTTGGTTTTCCAGATTGAAGCAGGACCTCTGCTGCCACCGTCAATACGATCCGCAACCAACAGCATCGGATATGCTGTCAGCATTTTCACTTCAGACAAACTTAGTGTTGACTCAGATGCGTTTGTTCCTGTTGTGTCCACTTGAATGGAAATCTTTGCGAACCTTGCGTTGGTTGGCACTGTTAGTCGTGACGAATTGTCGGAAGATAAAAACACTGCCGACGCGCCAGAACTTGGGCCAGAACCGAAATCAGAGAACGCATATGTGCGAGTGATCGCAGTTCCAGTCGTGGCAAACGCGGCAGTGTAATACTGCAAGGTGAAGATGATATTCCTGCTCGTTGCGTTAGTGGTTGACGACACATAGAACTCTGGATAGAACGCATACGCTCTGTCCTGTGTGGATGGCACTGCGACATAGCGGCTGAGAGTTGCCGTCTTTCCTGTCGGCGTTCCTGCTGCAACCTTCCAGAGAATTGAGTTGCCAGCCGTGCCAGCCACTACTGCGCAGGTGATCGCACCAGCCGAGTCATCATCCGTGAAGGTCCAGTAGGGCAGTGGGTTCTCAGCGGTGATGGTTCCAGTTGAGTCG